AGCCGATACCATCGATGAGGCTAAAGTTGTCGCGCATCGCCTGATTGGCATATGTGTCGAACGTGTACGTGGTTGATGGCGTGGCGCTGACCGTTACGGTCACCAGCAGTTTCCACGTTCTGCCCCCAGTGTCGGTAATGTAAAACCAAACGTCATACGCTGTGCCGTTCGTCAGCGAGCCTACCGAGGTCGCATTGGTGTACGTCGTGCCAAACGAATTGTAGGAGTACGACAGCGACTGGAAGCTGATGGCACCCGTCCCGCTTGCCAGCTTTGCGTCGGTGACCGTTGCGCCCTGTGGCCACACCGAGATTTTCACGGTGGCTGTTTGGCTAGCCCATACAGCAGGCACTATGGCGCCAGAGGACACAGAAGCCGATACGGCCCAGTTGAGCCCAGCGAAGTATGGCGCACCATGGACGCAATGGCACGCCGCGCTGACACCAGGAACGGCTAGCCTGGAGGTCGTCCGCGATGTCGTTACAACCTGGGTGCCAAGGATGTGCACAACGCGCGACGCTCCCATCGCTGCATCGAACATGCTCCAGTTCTGGAGCGCGAGCGCTGCATACTGTCCATCTATGTCAAAGGTCTTGCCAGCCTCGGCCGGCTTGACATAGATGAGGTTCACTTGGCCTGCCGCAACATTGATCAGCGTTGTGAGCGATGACTCTGCGTATATCTGGAATGTATTCGCATCCAGCACCTTGACGTACGCCGTGTTGCCATAACGAATTCTAAAATCCAGATTCGCGGCGAGCGCCGTGCGGTTGTCAACGGTATCGAAGCCTGCAATTGTGTTGCTGTTCGAGAATCCGTGCCCGACCATCGTGTAGCTGTTCGCGCCTGCATTGGCTGTCGCTGTGTACTTTGTAAACTGCAGGTAGCCAACCCAGTTGGTATTCGTGGCCCATGGCGCTGCCGAATTCCAGATTTCGTTGCCGGTCTCGACACGAGCGCGCAGCGGCCGGTTCAAATTCGCGGCAATCAGGCTGACAAGGTTGGCGCGATACGTTGCATCCGCCCGAGGAGGCACGCAGAGCCACAAGTCTGCTTTGAGTCGGTTGGCCAGGTCACACAAAAGCTCCCATGGGACGGCGCAGTTATTATTGTTGGCCGGAATCCCGAGCGTTGTGCTTGTCATCAGCGCCCTATCCGCCCAGATGGTTTCCATGCTCACGCTGGCGCTAGACATGTCCATCGTGCGTATGACCTTGGTGCCGAGCGCAGTGTGCCAAGCGATGAAGGATGAGTGCCATGGATTGCCAGCTTGCCAGGACGCAACATGATCCGTATAGACAACTTGCACGCCACTCATGCTGCCCTGCGACCATAAGGCCACTACGCCCTGCCCCGCATTCACTGTAGCCGTGAACTGGGTTGATGTGGTCCAGCCGCTGGATGGAACATTGAAGTCGCCAATCTTGATGGAGCAACCGTTGGGGTTGTAAATCGTCAGGTTGAACGATGGCAGCCCCGACGCATCGTCTGCCAACTTAAAGCGAAATTTGTCTGTGCCGACCGTCGCTGTCAGGTCCCCGCGATTGATCGTGTATGCGCCTGACCCCGCAGCCTGCTCGATGGTGCTAACCTGCAGCATCAGATTGGCGAACACGCGAGCCGAGTAACTGTTGATCCAGGCCATGTTGCAGCCCAGGAGCATATCGTTTCCAGTGACGCCTGCTGGCGCCATCAAAGCTTTACTGAGGGGGAGGCGCATCAGCAGTTAATCGCGTTGAGACGGACGGTGTACACGGATCCAGAGTTTGGCGTGTAGCCGGCCGTGGTCTGCAGATAGGCGAACAGCGAGGTGCTGGCGCCCAGTAGCAATTTCTTGTTGATGCTGCTGGCCTGCACATACAGCGTGCTGCCTAAATCCTGCGGCGTACCGAAGTCGATGTAGCCGAGGTATGAGGCCCTGTCGTTACCAGTGCTGGGTAGATCCCATGCAGCATTGTCGCCGTAGGCACTTGCAGGCGTTGCGCTGTAGAGGTGCAGGCGGAAGCTGGACATACCTGTCGGAACCGACGCCACATCAATCCTCAGGTCGGCATCGGTGATGATGACGTGGCCGTTGGCGGCGCCCATGTTCGTCAATGTGATCGCTGCCGTGGAGCCGGTGGAGGAACCAATCACATCCCCAGGGGCATAGACGTTGGTGTCAGATGGCCTGGTCACCGAGACCTGAGATGAGTACCCGACTCCGGTAACGCCAGCTACAGATCCGGTGACGGAAACCGAGCCAGAAACAGGGATTGCATTCCCGGCGTCATTGGTAATCTCAACGGCATTGCTTACCGTGATAGGCCCAGAAAGCGTGACCGAGTTCGGCGACACCGCCAGCCCGGTTGCAGGATCAATCAGCACCACGGCCTGGGCAACAGCACCATCCTGGCGCCCGGTGTCAAATCCAATCCATTGGACAGCGTTGCGCAAAACTTGGACAAGACCAGCCATTTAAATCTCCTAAGTCGCCATAGTGTGGCATCACGACTTGGAGGTTGATGGCAACCGGGATACCACAATCCTGAGCGCATGGGTTGCGCGCTTAACCATCACATCAGCGGGCCGGGCTTGATACCGGCTCCCCCGTTCAGCCAGCCCTTTCGGGCGCATCGGTCGACCATAGGCCGGGGGTCTACTCCGTCCAGCGTGTCCAATCCACGCCGCCGCTGATGTCATGGTACCAGGGGCTTCCACCCTGGTGCCCGCCTGGGTTATACGGCGGTCTACCCCTCATTCCTGCCATCCAGCCCACCTAAGCGGTGGGCCACGCTGCGAGGATTCGGGCGCATTGGTTGACAATGTGACGGGACTCGAACCCGCATACTCCCCGGTTGTGCCGGAGGCGATTACCCATTCACCACACACCATCATCGAAGCGGGCCGGTGCGCAACTACCGGCATGGCTCGGCTCCCCGTAACGGGCGGTCTTTGGGGTATCCACTCGGCGTCAATGCCGCCTTCACCCTTGGGTCTCAACCGCCCCGCGCGTCCGCTTCGATGATGATCCCAGCCTCTGGCCGGCGTCACGCTGACAAACCGTAAGCGGTGGGCGCGTTTCCCTGCCGCGTAGCTGGCGAACCAGCGGATTGGTGGGGCGCCGGTCCTTGCTTCCCGGCGGCTAGGTAGCGCTGCACATGCCTGTGCCACTTCCAGCTTTCCCATAAAGGGTTGACAGCGGCCGGATGCGATCCCGGCATTGCTGGTCCTATCCAGCCCTGCATCGCGCATCGCCTGCGCATTCACCATCAGGAGAGCCCGCCCTACTATGCCGACTGTCTTACGGCCAGCGTTTCGATTGCGGACTCTCCTGATGGGCCGGCCCCCTGTGCGCCGGAGCGGAGATACGGCTTTCGCCTTCACCATCATGGCGCCGCCCTGACACGGCTCGGGGATAGACAAGTCCCTCCGCACTACTGCACCAGGATCGGCATCATGATGAGCCTGTTACCAGGCTAATCAAGGGTGCATTACGTGCACCACCTCGACCATTCGTGGACATTTATAGACCGTCTTGAATGATGAAGTCATCCAGTCTAAATTCAAAATACAAGGGTTTAAGCTATAACCATCCCCGGTTCTCCAGCCCTTGCAAAGCGCCCCGGTTGATTTGGTCATCAGGCTCCTGGTAGCACAGGCCAAAATGCGCTACCGATCAATGCCCTCGCTACGTGGGTTATTCACTTCAGGCTTGATGACTGCTGGGTGCTCCTGGCTCGGGTCTCCCCTGGTGTTCCCTGACTAGGCAATCATCAAACCTGAAGGCCCTGGTTTACAACGCCAGGACTCCAAGGACCGCAATTTCAAGGATCGTGCACTCGCCCGTCACGGCTTTTCTCATCAGGTCGATCATTCCGGCTAAACCCCGAACCAGGGCTTTCGCATCTTCCCGTGTCCAGCCTATTGGCGGGCGACGGTGGTTCTCCGACAAGTCACCTTCAGTTCTGCAGACTGCAATCGATGCTTTCAGTAGACGTCATCTAGGGCACCTATCCTGGTCTGGACGGGGCTCGAACCCGTAATACCCAACAACCTTCTACATCGATCCCGGTGGCCACCGGTCAATCAGCAGACCTGAAGGCCCTGCTTGCGCAGGCTCCAAGGCTGGTTACGGCTCCAGCGCTGTTTCCAGCCGTATCAAGTTTTCAGCCACTCCATGCGCGTGGGCAGTGTACGTCTCCTGCGCGGGGCTCTATACCGCCGTGTTGCCACACTGGTTTTGCCGCCATTACGCGCTGACAGGCACCAACTTGCCTACCGGACCTTCCCCAGCTCTTCGCGTTTTGGCACGGGTTCTAACCGTGTCATGGTGACCGAATCTCCAAGCAGACTGATGTTCCCGGTTTGATTCCCAGCACGGTCTGCCAGCGCCGTCGGAATTCTGGTAGCGAGGGCACGAATTGAACGTGCGACCTTCAGGTTATGAGCCTGACGAGATACCACTTCTCCACCGCGCTGTATTTGATTACTTATTCATGAATGCTGCCTAAAAATTTGTTGATCAATTTTAATTCGATGAATGAATTCTAACCATAAATATTCAATTGTGCACGCCTCACGCGAAAATATTTACTCTTTTTTTTCTTCCGCGCTGTCGCCGCCGCCATCGTCGCCACCCATCAACTTCTTGGCCTCAGCCTCGTCGATGACGTTGCCCCAGTCGATGGCCTTGGGCTGCCCAGCCAGCTTGTACGGCACGAACTTGCGTTCCGCTGCGCTCCAGACCTCTTGCGGCACGCCCCGGGCGGGCCCCCGGAACAGCGCACCTTCGTTCTCAATAAATATCATGGCGATCTCCTAAACAACATAATCATTTTAGATGAAGTCTCGGATTTCTGCATGGGTTTTTCTGCACCACCGCCACCCTGCGTAGCGTCGGCGCCACTGCTGCCGGACGCTTTGGTCCACACAGTGTCGTAGAGCTCGCGCTGCGCCTGCACAGCCTGCTCATATTTCTGCTTGTCGGCGTCGTCCCATTTGTCGGATGGCGGCTCGCCGTACTTCGCCACCAGGCTGCGCGTGGTCTCGTAGTCCTTGTGGCCCTGTTCCTTCGCCAGCGTCATAGCCTTCACGTGGATTTGCAGTTCGGCCAGCATGCCATTGGGCAGCTTCACGATCGTCATCAAGTCGCGGTAGCCCTCATCCGTCGGCTTCATGAAGCGGTCCTTGGGCTTCTGCGCCAGTTCGATGCCTACCGACCGCAGGTGGCCGAGCGCCTGGGCGACATTGCCCATGCTTGGCACGCTGATGGTGGCGCGCACCATGTCGCGCAGCTGGGACCAGTCGCCACCGTAGTCGGCCTCCACCTTTTCCTTGGCGCGCTTCTCGCCCTTGAGCGGCGCCAGGAACAGGAAGCCCTTGTCGCTCTGCCAGTCGTCTGGCGTCAGTTCCTCTGGTTTCCTACCGGACTGCAGGCCCATGACCTGGGCCACCTTGCCCAACTGCTCACGGAACTGGTTCAGGCCCTCGGTACCCTTGGTAACCAGTTCATCCCAACTCTTGGCCGGCTGGAACGCCTTGTCGGGCAGCTTCGCCAGATCCTCATCGGTGAACAGCTTGTCCGGCGCAGGCATGGCCTGCCCGGCGTCCTCGTGCGGGCTGTGGTCCGGCGCGCCGTCACCGCCCCAGTGGTGCGTCACCTTCTCGTGCAGCACGCGGTGCTCGCCGCCCTTGGCATCGCGCACGGTGACGCCATGCTGGCCGCTGGCTGTGACCTCGCCGTGCCCGCGGTGCTCGCCGTTCTCAAAGCCCACGTGCTGGCCGCGCTGCGCCGGCGGGCCGCCGGCGTCGGTGCTGACCCATTTGGTGGTCTGGACACCGTTCTTGTCGGTGATTTTTTTCTGCTGCAGGCCGGGCCCGGGCGGCGCGCCGGCCTTCATGAACAGCACGACCTGCCGATGGCCGATTGCTTTTGCGACCATGGGGTCTTCCTTCGACTCGTTGGGTGTTGCGATGTACCGGCGGCGGCCGCCGGCTCCCTCCACCAGGATGCCATCCTCGCCCTGGTCGACGACGTTGTATTTCTGGATGGCACGCCGCTTGTGCCCCAGGACCTTGTCCCAGCGCACCTTGTGGTGCTGGCCGTCAACCTCGACGGTGACACCATGGCGGCCGTGGGCCTTGACCAGGCCGGTGCACGGCTGGCCCTGGTGGTGGACATACAGGTGGTCGCCGACCTCGACACCTGGCCGTGGCGTTGGCTCCTTGGGTGGCTTGGGAGGCTTGAACGTCATGCCTCGATCCTGAACACTGGCAGACCGAACGCCTTGGCGATCTGGTCCTTGTCTGGCGGCGCCGGCGCGTCCTCGTCGTCCTGGCCACCGCCAAAGTCCATGGCACCAGGCTGGCCGCTGTCGTCCTGCTGCTGGCCGAAGTCCTGCTGCTCGCCGCCTTCGCCTTCGCCATCGTCACCGCCGGGCATGCCCTGGGCGCTGGGGTCGCCATAGTCTTCCTGCTGGGGCATAGCCTCCTGCTGCCAGGCACCGACCAAGCTGGGGTTCAGTGGTGCGTCACCCCACGTGCCACCAGCCTTGTCGACGCCGTCCTCGGCGCGGATCTCGTTGACGGTGCGCGTGAGCTTCTTGCGCTCCCAGACGATCTGCTCGTCCTCCTCATCCAGGCCGGTGAACTCCAGCGTGTACTTGTCGGAGAGCTCGCTCAGGATGTACTCGCTGTAGGTCCCCTCGAGATAGGACAGCAGCGGGCGCAGGCCCTTGTCCTTGCTGTTGACCAGCTTCTCCTCGGTGTCGCTGCCGCTCAGGCTAGACGTGCCGGTGGTGAAGCTCTCAAAATTGATTTCCTCGGGCGAGATGCCGTAGATCGCGCAGATGATCGACGTCAGGAACGTCATCCACTTGCCGAACATCAACTCGTTGATCTGCTCACCGAAGGACTCAAATTTTGCCGCAGACTCGGAGTCCTTCGACACCATCACCGGCAGGCTCCAGGCGTTGTTGACACCCTTCACCATGCCGTTCCAATACCGGCGGAACGCGGCGATGTCCTCGTCGCTGTAGTTGCCGTACATGTTCAGCACGCCGCGCGGGATGGTGTTGCTGTCAAAATACTTGGTGTTGTAGGTGAATGCGTTCAGGAAACCGGTGACGACGCGGATCAGTAGTTCAGTCTCGGCCATGCCGTAGCCGGCGGCGAGCACATCGGTGCGCGGGTTGCGCGGCACATAGACCAGGTCGTCGTATGTATAGGCGCTGCGTATCTGGCCCTGCACGACCTGCAGCGCGAAAATCTCATCCTCTCCCTTGTAGCCCTCCTCGCTGCACAGCCGGATGGTGGCGCCATCCACCGCATAGATGCCGTCAAAGCCCAGCGCCTTGTCGCGCTTCCACTCGGTCTCGATCGGCATGCTGTCCATGGTCAGGCTGTCGCGCACCAGCTTGGCCATGAGGTTCGGAAAGCTGTCGCGCTTCAGGCGCATGCGCTGGCGCGGCTTGGTCTCCCAGCCGCTGTTCATGACGAACGACTCCAGGAGCTTGATGGCGGCCTTCTCGCTCTCGTCGATGTTTTCCTGCTTTTCCTTTGAGGCGATCCGGAAGCCCGGGCCCTTGCCGCCTTTCTGTGGCCGGCAGAACCGCGCCACCTGGCGCTGGCGGGTCATGATGACGGCGTTCAGTATGGGTGTGCCCTCGACCATGGCGCGCATGGCGTCGAACGAAAATGTTCCAGGCCGCTCGATCCAGTCGCCGTTGATGTTGATCTGCATGTCGTCGATCCACACCGACTGCATGCCGGGCCGCTTTTCCTTGGCCGCGGTGGACGGAAACGGGATCACCTTGGCGCGCTGCAGCGACTTCGCCATGGCCTGATCATCCAGGTCGCGGTTGATGTAGTCGATGATGGGCTGGATGTTGGACGCCGGTATCAGGTCCGACAGCGCCCGTGGCATCGACGATTTTTGCAGTTCCGCCATGGCGTCTTGCCGCTCGTCGGCGGGCGCGCGGGGGTCGAAGGCAACAGCACGGGCAGCATCAGTCATGCCGCGAGTTTGCCATCACGACAATTTTTTAAAATTACTTGACCAAATTTGAGTATTTGATGATAATTGAGTCACACAAACCAAGGAGAAATATGCATACGGTAAGTCAAGCAAGAGAATTGTGGTGCCCAATGACGCGTATTGCGCGGCGAGAGGCCAAGTCGGTTGATTGCAAGGAAATTGACGAAAACCTGGTTGTCATCGCCAGCTGCAACCGAGACGCACTGGGCGGCGGCAATGGTGGCCCCAGCAGTTCAGATCGCCACGCCCCGCTGGCGTCGTGCCGGTGCATTGCTGACAAGTGCGCCATGTGGCGCTGGGCTCCGAGCTCAACGACGCACATGGAGCGCAGAATTGTGCCAAGAATTCAGTCTGAGGGTTTCTGCGAGATAAATGTCGCGGTACCTGATGCCCCGACACACGGCTACTGCGGCCTCGCCGGAAAGTCCGAGGTGTTGTCGTGAACCTAGCCGAATGGATACTCTGGGTCTGGGCGTGGATAGTTGGCGCCGCATTCCTGTCGGTGGGTGGCGCGCTGGTGTTCGCCGTCATCAAAATCTGGAAGTGGAAGCGCGAGCAGTGGCGAGACCACAGCGCCGACAAAAGCTGATACCGGACCAAAAACCATGGACACCTTTACCCTACTCAAATTCGCAGACGACCACCCGGCCATGGCCTTCCTCCTGATATGCATCGGGTTCCTGCTTTCCTGGCTCGCCGCCGCGCTGCTCGAGGACTGCCTGAACGTCTTCCGTAGCCTCGTGGTGCGCCTCTACCGCGTCATCATGGTCGCGCTGCGCGGCTGGCCGCCGGACCACCTCGATGCTGACGGCGACTGGAAGCCGGAGCAGAAAACTGATTCATAAGCTGTTTATTTTTTGATTTTCTCCAGTGAAAGCAAGCAATCGCCAAAGTCCCGGGCGCCATTCGGGCACACCAACCTACCACTATGTTCAAAGCAGCCAGTATTTTTAAGATCAAATTCCCCGGCAATAAAACCACCGGTCTTCTTGCCGACGTCATTGAGAGCGGTGCCGAAATATGCACATTCTGTCCTTGCGGCGCGATACAGGAAACTTCGGTTGGCTGGGTTCCGCCGCGCGGCCATGAGCACGGTCCGTTGGTCACGGTGATGGGTTACAACCTGATCATGCGCCTGGCCATTGAGACTAAGTCTGTGCCAGCGCAAGCGCTGCGCGACGCCGTGGAGGCCAAGGTCAAGGAGATTGAGGACATCACTGGCCGCAAGCCCGGCAAGAAGGAGCGCCGCGAGCTCACCGAGGATACCAAGATGTCCATGTTGCCCATGGCGTTCGCCACCCGCTCCAACACCTGGGTATGGATCGACTCGGAATCCGGCCTTCTGGTGATCGACAGCGCCAGCCAAGCGCGCACCGACGAGGTGGTGTCCCAGCTGGTGCGCCTGATCGATGGCGTGGTGGTGCAGCACCTGGTCACACAAACATCGCCGCAATCGATCATGACATCCTGGCTCCATGACCGCGACCTGCTGTCGTCCGAGGACCGGTTCAATTTTGACATCGGGCGGGCGTGCGAACTGAAGGCCTGTGACGAGTCCAAGGCGGTGGTGCGCTACAGCCGGCATTCACTGGATACCGAAGAGGTCAAGAACCACATCTTGGCCGGTAAGATGGCCACCAAGCTGGCGCTGACCTACAACGATCGGGTTTCGTTCACGCTGACTGACGGAGGCACGCTAACCGGCATCAAGTTCATCGGTGCCGTGTTCGAGAATGCAGCCGCCGGCGACGGCAAGGCCGATCACTTCGACGCCAATGTTGTCATCATGACCGGCGAGCTCAGCAATCTGATCCAGGACCTGATCGACGCGCTGGGCGGCGAGGTGGCGGAAGGTGGTGCGGTATGAGCATCACACCAGAGCAAGCCGTGGCGCTGGCTGAAAAACATAGCAGCCATTTCAATATGGGCACAGAAAGATACGGCTTCACTGCAGCAGAAGTGTTTCGTTTTCTGCTCGACCACGAACAGCAATTAATCGCCGCGCTGGTGGAGCGGGCGGATTCCGAAGTGGGAGGCTACAAATTCTCCGCTCCAGGCATTTCAAAAATTGACGTTGTAGCGCATGGCGGTAATTGGAAGCCACTCTACACCGCCGAATCCGTTGCTTCGCTACAGGCCAAGCTGGAGGCTGCACAGGCAGCGCAGCCACCCGACACCGCCATGCTCAACTGGCTCGACGCCCAAGGCAACGGTGCACCATGGGTAGCTCGCCAATCCGGTACCGGTCGCGGCTATCGCCTGCACAACGACAAGGACGGCAAGCACGCCACTGTGCGCGAGGCCATTGCGGACGCTATGCGAAATGCCGAGACAGCCGCACCGGGCCCGGAGATCTGCGGCCACTGCCAGCCCGACGGCGCCTGCAAGCGCCGCATGGTGCTGTGCAACACGCACCCCGGGGAGTACGGGCGGCCGGTGGAGAGCAAGCCTGCGCCAGTCAGCCAAGGGACTGGGGCCAGCGATCCAAGGTACCAGGAGGCTATCGCCATCGTGCGCACCCGCAATATGGCCAGCATCTCGCTGGTGCAGCTCCACTTGCAGATCGGCTACAACCGCGCCGCCTTGATGATTGAGGCCATGGAAAAGGACGGCATCGTCACTCCCTGGAGCAGCACGGGTATGGGCCGTGAGGTGATACCGGTGGCCGACCGCAAGCCGGCGGATGACACGGAAGGCGGTGCGCTGTGACCCGCCCCATCCAAGCCGGCGACCTCGCAGAAGTCATAGGCGGGCCTGGGCGGCTGGCCAATCTTTCCACAGACTCAAATGTGTAGCGGATTTTACACCTACCTTCACCGTCGCAACGATACAGGTAGACCCTTCTACATCGGAAAGGGAAAAGGTAGGCGAGCGTCAGATCGCAACCGTAGAAGCCAACACTGGCAGCGGATAACAAAGAAGCATGGACACACAGTAGAAATATTGGCCTACTGGCCGACAGAGGAGGAGGCTTTCGAGCACGAGAAGTTTTTGATTTGGCTGTTCCGGGACATTGGTGAACAGATCATCAATATGACCGATGGTGGCGACGGTATGTCGGGATACCGCCACACCGAAGAAACCAAGGCAAAACAGAGTGCAGCAGCTATTGGTCGCAAAAAGTCCCAAGAGGCAATCGAGAAAATGCGCAAGGCACTAACCGGGAGGAAGTTGTCAGCAGAGGCCGCTGAACGGTTGCGCGCATCCAGACGTGGAAGAAAAAATTCTGCTGAGTCGATTGAAAAAGCCAAGGCTACCAATGCACTTCCAGAAACAAAGGAGCGCAGGTCTGCGGCCATGAAAGCAATATTGGCGAAACCAGATGTGAAAGCCAAAATGCTCGAGTCGCGGAGAAGATCAGAAATATTTGCGGCGTCTATCTCTTGGTGCTTCAAGCCGGTCATGTGTGTTGAAACAGGCGTCGTGTACAAATCGTCCGCCGAGGCCGCTAGGTCTCTCGGACTTTTGGCCTCAAACATCAGATCTGTATGCAACGGGAAAGCAAAGAGTGCAGGTGGCCTCACATTTGTTTTTTCCGCAAATCCGGAGAATGCAGCGGGCATCGACGCCTAATAATACTCATTTTTGATGTATCATAAACCCAGGCAATTCGCCATTTTTAAGGAATACCATGAACCGAACTGAACTGATTGCAGCCACCGCCAGTGCTACTGGCATCACCAAAACGCAGGCCGAAGCAGCCGTCAACGGCGCGCTGCAGGTCATCTCTGATGCCATGGCCGCCGGCGCAACCGTCTCCCTGGTGGGATTCGGCACCTTCAAGCCTGTGCACCGCGCGGCGCGCACTGGCCGCCTGCCGGGCACCGGCGCTGCGATCAACATCCCGGCAAAAAACTCCGTCAAGTTCACACCCGGCAAGGCCCTGAAGAGCGACGTCAACTGAAACCCAGCGGGGCACCGGCCCCGCTCACCAAGCCAACACCATGACCTACACACCACAGCCCGGCACCATCGCTTACAAAGCCATCAATTTCCTGCGCCTGATGCCGCGATCGAAAAGCTACAGCAGCGCCGAACTCGCGGAGAATATCGGCTGCAGCGGATCCGATATTGCTGCGTCGCTCAAGACACCGCGCCGCCACGGCATCATCAAAGCCGAAAAGGTGGATGGCCTGATTTTCTGGTCCATGGGCGACGGCATACCACCTGCCGAGGTGGTTGACGACGCCGACGCAGAAGACACCCAGCCGCTGCACCCTGCGCCAGGCATACCCAACGTTGCATCGTCGGTCTTTGCGCTGGGAGACCGTGCCAAGCCGGCGGATGAGAAGCCGGAGCAGCGGGCTGGCCCCGCCGTGGTGGTGCGGTCAGTCGTCTCTCGCCCAGCGCTGTTCGGGATGTTCAGCGATGGCACCATGACGATCTCGAAGAACAACGACGTGGTGGAACTCAACGCCGCCGAGGTGAAGGAGATGCGGGCGTTTATGGGGGCTGGGGCAACATAATCAAAAATATTCACAAACCCTGTATTTGATCAAATATAATCAAGATACCGAGCCAGCCGGGTGCTGGCGATTACCAGGAAATGTATGGATGCAAAGCACACGTGTGAGCAATTCGACGCTGCCGCGCAAATCGAATGGCTAGAAAAAGCCAATACCCTGCACCGCCAGGTCGACATCCTCTATGTGGTGGACGGCTACCAAGTAACGGTCACGTGGGACGGCTGCGCTATCTCTGATTCGTTCCACGGAGAGACGGTAGCCGAAGCCATTGGCAAGGCCATGGTCGGATTCGACCTCGACGCCAAGCCACAATTTACGATGCGGCCTGACCTGGAACCGCATGAGCGCCAGATGGATGCGTTGGTAAAGCAGCGCGACGATCTGCTGACCACGGCGCGCCAGGTGATGGCGTGGTGGGAGGAGCACCAGTACGACACCACTGGACATCGTGGCGAGTACAACCTGTACAGCAAAGAGCCGGAGTTTGTTGCTTCTGCCCGCGCCGCCATCGCCAAGGCCAGCGGGGTAGATGGATGAAAACCATTCGCAACGCCATCAACAAAGACGGCAGCCGCACCGTGACGGTCCGGATCGCGCGGGGCGAAGGCGCCATAATCAGGGCCGACGGTGCCGTCGTGCGCACCGCCGCCAACGAGACCGTGCTGCCGATCAAAAACGGCTACCACTACCGTCTTGGCGGGCAGGTGGAGGACATCGTGGCGCCGCACGTCATGACCGAGGCTGTGCCATGCTTTTGGTGCTCGATTGAGCAGAAATGGATTGATGTATGAGCACCGACCGCGAACTGCTGGAACTCGCGGCGAAGGCTATCGGATTACAAGGCCGCTACAGAGTTGGACAACGAGACCAAGGCGTCTACCAAGGCATTTTGCACGGAACTGGCTACACCCAAGACGTTTGGTGTCCACTGGACGACGACGGCGACGCGCTGCAGCTGGCGGTGGCTCTCGGCATGCTTGTGAACATCGATCGAGATAAGGGTCGGGTTCTCGTCATCACTCAAAGTTTGCACAACCCGGTGCACACTGTGGCTATTGCAGATGATGAGATGACCGCTACCCGCCGCGCCATCGTACGCGCAGCGGCTGAGGTCGGCAAAGGCCTACTCACGCAGGACGAGTTCCAGCGGATGTTCCCAGGCCGGTTTCCAGAAGCAGGAGAGGCGTCATGATAGACCAAGAACTCCTGCTGGCCGCCAAAGCCGCCGGCGCCACGGAATACATGGGCTGCGACGACTGCAGCCCGCCAGGCCTGAAGATATACAACGGCAGGGTGCTGCACTACGAAGGACATGGGGAATTCGGGTACGCATGGGATCCATGCAACAACGACGGCGACAGCCGACAGCTCCAGGTGGCGTGCATGCTTGGAACTGGCTTTGCGCCAGGCGGTTCGGCGTGGGCTGCGCCATCGTTCGGTGTGAGCCGCGCCACCTACGTGGATTACAAGGGGCGCGAAGCCGAGGCTGCTGCCGCCATGCGCATGGCCGTGTTCCGCGCTGCTGTCGAGATCGGGAGGACCATGCCATGAGCACCCCGACCTGGCCCTGGCCGTTCCCCATCCACAACGGCAAGCCGATCAAGCGGCCCAAGCCAGTGCCGTTCAATCCGAATGATGCGCCGGAGGCGCCGTTTGTGCATGGCATCTGCGCTGGGGGAGTGCCATGCTCCCACTGAACGGCACCAAGACGCACCCGCTCAGCGCTCACGCAATCGCCGAGCTCAAAGACATTGCCAGCAAGCCGGTTCCGCGAAGCGCCGTGAATCCCGGGGTAGCAAACCGATTGCTGCGCGAGAGCCTGGTGGCCGAGGTACAGTTGCCGAGCCCGTTCAAGACGCACAAGGGAGCGGCAATAGCGCACCTGCAGATCACAGCCGCCGGGCGCGACAGGATCCCCATGTGAAAACAGAGTTCAAGTCTGTTTCCTGAGACCGGCAAACCCGCGCCAGCATTGCGATGCCGGAGTTCCAGCGTCGGTTCGGGCGCCAGCCGGGCGCTACTTCCTTGGCACGAACAACACGCAGCTGACATCCCGCTCGCCGACGATCAGCTGGCGGTCCTCACACATGCCGGTGACCGGGTTGCGCGCCGTGCACCGCCCGCATACGCCGTCCGGCAGCGCCTCGAGCATGCCGGCCACGTTGGTGGGTAGGCCGTGCATGCCCATGTCGGCGGCCTTGTCTCTGAGTTCCTGCTGCACGCTGCCTCCCTGCGGGATTATGAATGTTGCCGTGCCGTGGCTGCGCGCCCAGGCGACATCGCACAGCATGTTCGCATACGAAAAGTGGGGGTCGATGCCGACCTTCTTGACGCTGCGCTTGTACTGGTTGGTCTCCTCGTCCTTCTCGGCCACCAGAGCGGTTTTCGTGAAGTGGAAGAAGGTGCGCGGCAGCACAGCCATGAGCTGGCGCTGCCCTTTCTCAATGACCTCCTGGACCAGGCCCTGCGGATCCGGGAAGACGCACATCGGGTCCTTGGCGGTGAAGCGTGCCATGCTGACCTGCATGCACTTGTACTGGTCCATGCGCAGCGTGTAGCGGTCGCGGGCATCCTCGTCGGTGCGGCGATCGCTGGTGTTCAGCCGCGGTGCGTCGCCCCAGACGACCATATCCTCCTTGAGGCTGCCGAAGCTGTCGCAGATGAACACCCGGCCCGGGTGGCGCGCCGCGAATTTCTTGGCGTCGTTGTAGTTGGGATTGATTTCGACCACGCACACCGAGACGCCGTAGAGCTCCATGAGCTCACTCGAGCGGCCGAACGGGTCGGCGCTGTATGTCTCCTCGACGTGCACCACCGCCTGGCGTCCGTCGGGCAGCCGCTCCTTGATGACGTGCACATTGAAATTGCCCATCTGGTCAATGCCCATGTAGCAGCCGCTGGCGCGCGACTTCCACTGCACGCCCAGGCGCTTGCCGACCTCGACGCAGTTGGCAAGGTGCTCCAGTGTGACCGGCACCTGGCTGGGGTCCAGGTAAGGCTTGCCCAGCTTCCGGTTGAAGAAGTTCTTCATATCGGTCGCCGTGTTGTAGGCCGTCAGAATTTCCTCTGCGGAGATGGTCGGGCTCAGGAACTGCGGGAAGTGGATGCTGCGGATGCGCAGCCGGCGCTCGTTCTTTGGCAGGTCCGATCTGGCGCCGGTGTCGCGCTCCGGGTGCTTGGCGATCCACTCGCCTTCCTGCGGGTCGCGCAGCCAATGGCCATCTGGGCAGACGTAGCGGTAGGTGTCGCGCTCCTTGTCGTAGCGGATGCACTCCGGGAAGTAGTCGGCCAGCGGCTTCATAGTGCCGCAGGTCGGGCACTTGGAATGGAACTCGTGCTGGGTGCCCAGCATGTACCAGTGGTGGATGTCGGCTTCCGGCCAATTGGCCGTGCTGCCCATGATCACCGACCGGATGCGGCTGGCGGACAAGCGCTCGAGCGTTTTCTCGATCTGCTCGATCGTCATCTCCTGCACCTCGTCGAAGCTCAGGATGTCCATAGGCATGGACTCGGTCGTGGCCCGGCCCGACGTCCAAGCGAACAGGAACACGGCCTTGGCGATCTGGCGCAGGCCGACGTTGCCCTCGCCGGACTTGCGGCCGCTGCCGTCGGTGGCGTCCTGCGTCATCAGGGCGTGCACCTCCGGCACGCTGCGTACGGCGCCCAGGAAGCGCAGGCTTGACTTGATGCCGGCCAGCCGCTGGTCAGGCAGGAACATGCCGACCGTGCACTGGCCCAGGTCCTCGCCGAACTTGATGCCCATGTAGATGGCGGCCAGCATCTCCATGACGGTGAAGCCGACCTGGGCGCATTTCATGAGCACCAGCATGTAGCGGTAGGCGTCGTCCTCGGTGCTGGGCACCTGGTCGTAGATCCAGGCCATGGCCGGGCGGTCGTCCAGCACGAACGGCTTTCCGTCGACCTTGAGACCGTCTCGGCCCAGTTTCTCGCACCACTGGCGGAACGTCATGCCAGCGGGGATGAGCTCGGTCTTATCGATCTTGTAGCCGGTCTTGGCCTCGAGCACGGCCAGCGCCTGGGCTAGGCCGGCGCTGAAGTCCGGCATCTTGCGCCGGTTGCCGCTTCCCAGGCCGGTGGGGCGGTACTGGCTGCCGTTCCTTGTGAACGCCATCAGAGCCGCATCGACATGGTCATCCCTGTCTTGCCGTTGAGGACCGCCAGACGGTCCATGATGCGGCGCTTGGCTTCAGGCGACTCCTTGCCGATTTCCTGGATGATGGTCTCGTAAAAGTTCTGCATGGTGCGCAGGTCCCAGACCTCCTGCACGGCCTTGATGGCGGTGTCCAGCAGGTCGGCGCGCCGGGCGATCGACTTGTCGAATGTGACAGGGTTTTTGATCTTCTCACCCAGCACTTCGCCGGTCTCTGGGTCGGTGATGTCCGTCACCGAGAACGCCCGCAGCATCTTGGCGTCGGCGTACAGGATGTGGATTTCCGACACAAAGTCGATGGTGGCCAGCCCGGCCTCGCCGTTCTTGGCGATGTAGTGCGGGCTTGGCGCCGCCGGCAGCTGCTTGGCGATCTTCTCGGTGCCATTCTCGGCGGACTCCTGGGCGCGCAGGTCTTTCGGAAGCCGCTTGACGCGCTGCGCCAGCTTGGCGTGGCTGTTGATCAGCTGCGGCTTGGGGACCTTGGCCTCCTTGGCTTCGCGGATCCAGCGCCATTTGGTTGATATCTGGATGTCCGGGAAGGCGTCAAGAATGGCCGTCCAGTTGTTGGCTCCGACCGTCGCAAGGTGCTTTGCGACGGCGTCCATGTACTGCTTTTTTACTTCTGGGTCTCGTGCGGATGACATAGGCGGATGGTAGTGTCACGATGATAGTGTGATAGTGATTTTAATGATCATTTTTGCGCCCAGCCAGCGCCCGACCAGACAAAAAAGAGCCCGCGATCCACTGCTGGCGCGGGCTCAAGGCCAAAATGAAAACAGACTGAAAGTCAGTTTGCCGGATCGTTTGCAACCAGGGTGCGGATGGTACGAACGGCATCAATGATCCAGTGCACAGCAAAGTCCAGAGCGATGACGACCGCCAGCGCCGCAGAGAACACGAACGGCGACGCCATGAGCGTGAAGCGCCAGGGCGCGCCGTTCAGCAACATGACGGCAATGAAGGCGATCCACGCCAGGGCGGCATAGATGCCGGCGACTAAAACATGCATGTGGCCCTCCATAAATTTGATCAATAAATTGTAGCGTCTCGCCTTGGTGCCGGGCGCGGCATGCCGTGAAATCGCGTGACCGTTCCATGCATGCCGTGATCAAGCGCCCACCGCCTCGCGTATCCCCTGGGCGGCGTGCACAATGGCATCCACGCTGGCGCCGTTGATGATGGCGACGGCGCGCGCTGCAGCTGACCCAAAGGCCCGGGCATCCTCGACGCGCAGCACGCTGCCGGCGCCGCTGCACTGGGTGGCGGCGCTGATGGCGCCCCGGATGATGCGCATGTCCAGTGTGTCGACCGACTTGGCGTCGAAGGCATGCGCCATGCCGGCGATGGTCAGCATGGTGGCCATGGCCGACAGCACCTCGGGCTGGCGCTCACCCAGCGACATCCAGGCGCGGGTCTGGTCGACCAGCAGAGCGTCAAGCCATTGGGTCCTGGCGGCCTCCGCAGCTTTGACGATGGCGGCGCGGGCGCGTTGGGCTTCGGTCGGCGCGTGGGCGGCGCCGCGGTTGATGAAGGACATGAGGTTCATGGTGTGGAGCTCAGAATAAGAAAACTTGACGCAAAGGTCATTCTTGCGGTCATACCAGCGTAGCACCAGCCCGCCGGTTGGCATTGAATTGACAAGCTGGTTCATTGTGTAGCCCTCAGCGGGCAGGCGCCGATCTGCTCTTCAGTGGCAGGGCAGTTCTCTGGAGGCTTGCCGTTGACCAGCAGCAGGCCGCATCGCGTGCACACCCGGGGCGCCAGGATAGGGCCGCCGGCGGGCAGTACCTTGTGCAGTGGCTCAAGCTCTGGCAGCACGCCGTCCGGGTTGTCTGGATTGATGTCGTTCATACTGGGTGGTGGTCGATGGTGGTGGGTGGAGGCGGCAGGTTGCCACGGGCGCGGATGGCAGCTGAGACCCGTGTTCCGCCGTTTGATGCAAGGACCATGCTCTCTACCAGCTTGGCGCAGGCCTCGCGCTCGGCGGCCACCGCGGCGGCTACATCTGGAGCCAGCGGCAAAGGCTCCAGGCGCATGGGGTTGTTGCAGGGAAGCCTAGAAAGCAGGTCGCTCAACATCGCTGGATCAGCCTTGGATGCGTCGATGACGATGGGGCCGGGCGCGGAATGGGCCAGCGTGCGGAAAGCCACCTTTTCGGCAAAGCGCTGGAAGATGTCGACGAAGCCTGCGTAGTTGGACGGAACAGGGTCGAACTCGCTGGCGCCTACGGAGGCCATGGTGTGGATGATGTCGGCGCGGGTCATACCCGGTCCAACCGCGCAGCGGCATGGAGCCGGCTGGCCAGTTCCGCCGCCGCACTTGGTGCATTGGGTTGTGGTTATCACGGCATCTTCCTCCCGATCGCAACGGCGGCGCGGAAGACGGCGAGGCGAGATGCGGCAGGCTTGTCCCCGTGGTGCGGGACGTCCTCGTGCATCAAATCCATGGCGTCGCCGACCTTGACCCACCAGGTCACGCGGGCGCAGACATCATCAACGGTCAGGCTGACGCAGCCGGGGAGCGCCACCTGCAGGCGGCGGCTGTCGCCGTCGTCGTCGCGCGGATCCCATGGCCTTACTTCCAGGCCTTGCCCGGGTTCGATCCAGCAGCAGGCATGAAGTGGCTCCCACTTGACGCGAAGCCCGCACGCCTTGGCGGCCAGTTCCAGCATCTCGCGGTCAGTTGTAGCGACGGTCTCCCGTGGCTGATTGCTGGTCAGGCGCCAGTAATCAGGAAGCACAACCCAATTGGTGCCGTTGGCGAGTTTGACAGACAGCGCGCGCATGCGCTCGTCGTGCACGCCTATCACCTCGGCAGGCTCCCACCACTCGGAAGGCTTGCATTCGGTATCGCGGCCAGGCAGATCATAGAAGGATGGCATCTTCACGCGCAGCACCTCAACCCGCTCCGGCGGCCACGGCGCACCGCGAAACTGATGCTGAGTCTGTACGTCTGGCGCTGTTTCTCCAGTGGAGGATGCGCCGGATGCTGTAGTCGGGCGCGGGCTGGGCGCGTTCATGGCTGCCATGAAGATTTCAGACAGAACCATGAAGCCCACCCTTTCGCCTGCGCTCGACGCCGGCAATGATTTTGTTGACCCTCTCCTCGTGCTCAAGCGCGGCCTTGCGCATCCTCTCCTCGGACTTGCGGATCTCGCGCTCGGCGTACCAGTACACGAGCATGACGACGACCAGGCCCACCACAAGGCCGCCGATGACGCTCAACAGCAGGGCTGTGGTGCTCATGATGCACCGCCTTGCGCCGCCTTGACCCGATAGTCACCAGGCTCCCAGATGCGCCCCTTGATTTCATTGAGCGTGTGGCTCGGGTGCTGGTAGGTCCATTCGCCGTTGGGTGCGCGCCACTCAACCATATCGCCGCGCGCGATCGCAATCAGGATGTCGGCGTAGTCGGTGTATGTCGCTGGGCCACGTTCGCCGGCTTTCATGTAGCGCTGAAGGTGGCCGGCGTCCGGCGCAAACGCAGCGGCTGGCGCTGCGGCGGCCAGGCCCTTGTAGAGGCTTGGCGCAGCCTTGCGCTCGTCCGCCTTCGCCTGCCCGACCTGGTACAGCGGCCACTTGCAGTAGGCCTCGAGCGGGTCGAAATCATCGCCGTCCTGCACCAGCTTGACCGTGCTCAACTGGTGCTGGTGCCCGCAGTGGTCAGTGACCAGCAGGTTTACACGGCGGTCGTCATGCACATAGACGATCGTGGCATCCATGACGATGTGGCGCGGGTCAATGGCGATGTTGCGGTTGATCAGGTAGACACGGCGCGAGAAGTTGCCGTTGTCAGACACGGTTTCCATCTGCGCGATTGCCGGGTGGAACCAGACCTTGCGGCCTATTGTTGGGTGGATCATGGCTCAGATCTCCAGCAGGTCGATGATGGAGCTCAGCGCGGTTTCAACGCCCTCAACGCGCACAGCCATGTCTTTGATGTGGTCCGCCAGAGGGGCAGTAGCTGGGCAGTTGCCACCACCACCGCCGCCGCCGGCACCGACAGGCCCGACAGTCATGACTGGCTGCAGCTTCGCCATCAGCACGTCGACCGTGCCTTCAAGGCTTTTGATTGCGAGTTCCAGCCGGTCGGTGGCGCCATTGACGGCCGGTAGCTTCTTGGGGGCATTGCCAACAGTGACGTATGTCCCGTGTTTGGCCGCAGTTTCGCTCAGTGGTATTGCCATCATTTCTCCAGTAATCACCGGCATCCGGCCGGCTCGGTATTGCAAGTATACGCTTTTTTAATCATCAACGGGCGGCTTCAAGAAATCCCGAGATGTCAGACTTCCATGCCCCGTACCGACGCACCTCGGCGTTGAATGCCTCGACGTCGTGCCTGACGAGTTCGAACACCGGATTACCTTCGCGGTCGAACCTGGGCGCGCCATAGCGGTCCACGGCCTGCTTAACGTGGCTGAGTTCGTGGTAGACCAGCGCTTCGCGGTCGATGGGCGATGCCTGGGCCCACCACTGGGCGTCCAGGACCACCAGGTAGTCCGGCAGATAGCCCAGCATGCGCTCGAGCATCTGCAGGCACAGGTCTTTGAACTGGCCCTGAAACATGGTCTTGACGACGTGCACGCTGCCGAGCTCAACCCGGCCGCCCTTCTCCTTCTGGACGCCGCGCACCAGCCAGCCGAATGACACGTCGTGCTCGGCAAGGTGGGCGTGCTCTGGTAGCTGCATCAGGCGCGCGGCTATGGTTGCGGGGTGCGCGCTGTTGTCGGGCGGCGCAAAGGCGTTGGGGATGTCGTCGTCGGTGTGCATGGTGGTAGTGTGGCGTCACGCCGGGCTATTGTGCTGCAGCCATGCCGCTGCCCGCTCCAGGACGTCGCCATGGCATGCCAGCGGCGCGCAGCAGCAGCACAGATCGCGGCCATGCAGCGCGCGCACGCGGTCGGCATAGCCGGGCTGGTATCGGATCAGGTCCCAGAGGCGCACGCGGTAGGCCTCCACCACGGCCACGCGGTCACCGTAGGCGGCGATGGTGAAGGGGTTGCCCCATGGACTGCCGCGCATGATGTCCACGGCGCCGGCGGGCACCTTGCCGCCGTGGTGATGGATGTTGAGGACGGCCATGGTCAGGCCACCACGATGGGGATGCCGCGCAGGTGCTGCACGTACTCTGCGCACAATGCATCCTCTTGAGGCTGATACACCCGACACAGTTCTGGGCGGTTTTCGTAATCCATGCACCGACCATCTGCGCCAAGCTTCGTGCAATCGAAATGCACAGCAACCTCTCCTTCGCTCGGAGCCCAGGTGCGAGCCGATACTGGAATGAACGGTAGGCCACGCTCATGGCAAAACGCCATCGCATCATTGCGCCAACTTGCCGGAGAGAACCAGCGATTGAGCACAAAGCCAGCACAGCACGTGCCAGGTACTCGGCAATGGTCGCATGCGCTCATGGTGCCCGCCCAAAAAGCGCCGCCGTCAACGGATCACGCCGCGCAGGCTTGTCGCGCCAGTACCGCGCACGCTCGGCTGCCTTGCGGTCCTCCCAGTCGCCTGACTTGCGGCGCAGGGACCTCGAGCGGCGATCGCGCTCTTTCTGCGTCATGGGCTTGATGGTGCATGCCACATCGAGGCCGGGCCCGGGGTGGTAGACGGCAACGGGCTGGCTGAATTTGCTGGCACCCTTGCGCCAGGCGCCAATGTGCGCATCGCTGCAGGCCCGCAGGTAGGTCAGCCAGCGGGATATGGCGGCCTGGCTGATTCCGGTGGCGGCGTGGATTTCCGCCTGGGTGGCCGGCAGCGCGGCGAGCACCACGGTGCGGACGGTGTTGGCGCGGTGTTTCATAGGGTGGCGAATAGGTCGAGCGTCAGTGTATCCCGCGGGACAAGCTGTTCCGGCACGCCGCCGGCCTTTGGCTTCAAGAGCCCAACCTTCACCGCGCACACCGGACCGACAGGTAACCCATCGCGTAGCGCAGCAGCCCGCGCCATGGGGCGATGGCACACTGAACACGTCATTTTTGGATACTGCTTTTTGATCATAAAAGGTTTGCGCCTGAGTCCGATTTACGCCCGAAGTTGTGTCGTATGCCTTGGAAAGCCAGTGTTTATGCGGGTGTTGGATGATTGAGCGTCAGCTTAGCCATCTGTTTTCGTTGGCGGAGCCGCCTGGACAGCCACTACTTCGGACGGCCACTCCGGCGAGCGCTCGGTGTTCAACTGGCACCTGATGCCCGCGTCCACGCCGGTTTTGAGCTTGATGCCGCAGCAGCACACCGCCGACTCGCGGGTTCCGGGCGCCTCAACGCCGCAATTGCTGCAGCGGTAGGTCTTGCGCCGGTCGAAGGCTTCGCGCATCAGCACTCGGCCAAAGCACACGCGGCAAATATGTGGGGTGATCACCCAGCCCTGCACGGGCTCACGCCTGGGCGCTACCACAGCCGGGCCTGCCGTATCGCCGCTGGCGGCTGGTTGTTGAATGCGAACACCACTGCGTGTTTGCTATCGCGCAGCGCGGCCACAATCAGCTCATCGGTATCGACCGTGGTGCGCAACCGCAGCAGGCACACATCGGCGCCGTTGCGGTATCGGATCCGCCGTGGCTCCAGGCGGCTCAGCTTGACCGGCGCCGTGCCCTTGGCATTGCGGCCTATCTGCTGTTCCCTGGCGCGGTTGTAGCACGACACGCAGGTCATGCCGCGTATCAGCCGCCCTGCAGCCCTATGGCACCTCGCGCACGTCAGCGTGCCCTTCAGCGGGCTCATGCTGGCCGCCACCTCACCGGCATGCACCGCCCCCAGCGGACACAGCCTGCAGGCGCTATGCCGGCCATCGTTGAGCTCGTCAGCCATGCGCCACTGCTGACTGCACGCATCCGTGCTCAGCGTGGCCCGCATCCTATCGCACCGGAAGTACGTCTTCCCCGGCACGTTGTCATAGCCAAAATACTCGACCATCAGCGCCCCTTGCTTTTAATTGAGCAATTCTACGCGATTTTTCGCCCAATTTTGAGCAAGCAAAAGATGATCATAAACGATCAACTTGCAGCACCTGCGGGGTCTCAGGTATTCGCGGGATTTTGGATGATCATTTGGGTGACTTGATCAAATTTGTTGCAGCTACCACAGTACCGCTGGGTTCCGTCAAAGTTCCGCAAAAAGTTCCGGCCTAAGTTGTTGATTTTCCTTATTATTTATATACCTTGATACCAATATTATTATTATTATGGATGTATACCCATGTAGGTGATTTGTTATATACACAACACATGTATATTGTGTGGGTGTGTGGTGATGAATATTGTGATATCCTGGGGGAGCTTTTGTCGCGGCGGTTTTTGTGGTTCCCGGTAACAGCGAATACTTAGACTGACGCACGAATGCGAAAAAACCCTTGTAAATCAACGAAAGTGAGACCCTATGAGACTAGACGAAATCGCTGTACGCCGGATACTGGTAGCAATGCACGAAGGTAGCAAAGCCACAATTCAGCAACCTGGAGTTCCAAACCTGACCGTCGCCGACTATGCCAAAGCCTTTGCAAAGGCACGCAAGATTGGGCTGGAGATCAACGTGACCAACGCCGGCGTTGAGGTCACTCGCGTCAAATGGGAGACCAGGCGACGAGGTGCTGAGTTCTCCAACATGGACAGCCTGAAGGTTGGTGAGTCATTTTTGTTCAATCTGGCGCCCACAATGCATCAGAGTGTCAGGGTGGCGGCATCCGTTCGCAGTCGCAGCGGCGAGGTCCGCTACGCCTGCAACCGTGAAGGCAACGCAATCCGTGTGACTAGGCTACCCCTCACCGCAGAAGAAATGGCGGCCTACGTGCCCAACCAGACCCCTGCACAGGCCAATTCGAGGCAAACCGTCTGGGGCCTTGAGAGATTGGCCACGCAGACGTCGCTGACCTTTGACATTAGTCCACAGGACAGGCTGCGCCTGCGCTGCGCCGTCAGCCAAAAGGGTGCCCGCACTGGCTGGCGCCTGCGCTGCCGGGTCCAGGACGATGGCACCATGCTGGTTCAGCGACTCGACGCTGCCACACCGCCAGCATCGCATCACACGTGATAGCGCCCGAAACCCTTGCCAGGCTTGGGTTTCCGGTCCCGCACTATCAACTTACTATCACACTACCACGCACTATCATTGATAGTAAATTTACTCAAATTTGCTCAGCCGCAGCACTGCGGTGCATCGAATTTGAGTAGAATGCAACTGTATGACCATCATCCACGACTCCACCACTGCACCCAGCCCCCACGGCCCGCGCGCCCGGGGCTGGGTTGTTGAGACCCTGATAGAGGGCCGGCTCGCCTGGATGATCCAGCCCGTGCCGCTCGAGCCCTACACCTTCACATTCGACGCCACCCGCGCCCACATCTTTGAGCACCATCTTGAGGCCAAGGACTGCCGGGCGTCAGTGTGGTGCTGGCACGACCGCTGGGGCCAGCATCCATTCCTTGATGTCGCCTGGGCGGATGATGCCTACTGGGCGAAGGTTGCCGCAGATTAAAATATTACTAAAATTTGCGCAAATACGACACACGGCTTACTCAAAAAAGATTACATTTAATACATCGGTTGCATTAAATAGGAGTAAGAAATGAAGTTCGTAGCAAAATGCGCAGTCCCTGGTGCCACAGTTCATGTGCGGTTTGACGTGTTCGCAGACAGCGCGGAACTTGCGCTCGATGCCGCCAAGATCCAGGCATCGCGCAACGGCTGGTGGCTGATCGCTTGCAACGCAGCGTGATCCCAGCGTCAAGGCTCCGGCCTTGCCAGTGTGATTACCAACCAAGGAGAACTGTATGCAAGCAACCACCCACTTTATGCTTTTGGCCGCCATCTTTGCTGCACCACACATGGACAAGCGCTTGGCCATCACGCTTGCCGCCGTCTCGCTCGGCGTGTCCATACTCTGCAGGCTCTACAACGTCGCCTGACTACCATGTCAACGTCCATGACCCGCCAACAATTGCACGACGAAGCCACCGATCTCAGCAAGCGCCACGCCGTGGTGCGCGAGCAGATCGCAGCGCAGCGAT